CGTCCGTCACTATGAGATCATGGCCCAATCTGATACAATCGCGGCACAGCAAGGCATTGCCCGCTTCGTCGCGGAGATGGAGGCAATGCCCGAGCCGCCAGTTCAAGGACCGTAACCATGCCTTTGCCCGGCCTCGCGCCCCAGAACATCCGCCTGCCCGGCCTGCCCGACGCCGCCATTCCCATGGCGCCAGACGTGATCATCGAGGCGGACGACGGCCCGGCCCCGGAGTTGAACGACAACGAGCCGATCTTGCGCATTGAGCACGACGACGGGTCGATCTCGATCTCCATGGACGGCAAGTCCCTCGTCGATCAGCCCGGCAAGGCCAAGGGCGGGTGGTTTGACAACCTCGTCGAGGACATTGATCAGGGCGCGCTCGGCTCCATCGCCGACGACCTGCTGCGCGGCATTGAGGACGACATTGAGAGCCGCCGCGACTGGATCGAGGGCCGGGCGCAGGGCATCAAGCTGCTCGGCCTGAAGCTGGAGATCCCCGGCCTCGGGGGCTCGGCTGACGGCGCCCCGGTCGAGGGCATGTCAAAAGTACGACACCCCCTCCTGCTTGAGGCGGTCCTGCGCTTTCAGGCCAACGCCCGGTCTGAGTTGCTCCCGACTGACGGCCCGGTGAAGATCCGGGACGACAACAACAACGGCACGCTGGAGGAGGACACGCTCGCCAACTCGCTTGAGCGCGACCTCAACCACTACCTGACGGCCACGGCGTCCGAGTACTACCCCGACACCGACCGCATGCTGCTGATGCTGGGCTTCGGCGGCACGAGCTTCAAGAAGGTCTACTTCTGCCCCCTGCGCGGACGCCCGGTGTCCGAGAGCGTGGACGCCGACGACCTCATTGTGAACAACAGCGCGACCGACCTACGCAACGCCAAGCGGATCACCCACCGCTCGATGATGCGCTCAAGCACCGTCCGGCGCCTCCAGATCCTTGGCGTCTACCGCGACGTTGACCTGCCGATGGCCAAGGACCCCGACCTCGACGCGGCGCAGCGCGAGGAGCGGGCGCAGCAGGGTATCTCGGCTGGCTCCTTCCGCCCCGAGGACCGCGACCGCGAGATCTACGAGGTCTATTGCGAGCTGGACATTCCCGGCTTCGAGCACAAGTACAAGGGCAAGGAGTCTGGGCTTGAGATTCCCTACCGCGTGACCATCGACCTGTCCTCCCGCGAAGTCCTGTCCATCGTCCGCAACTACGACGAGGACGAGGCGCAGCTCCCCGAGGCGCGCACCAACTTCATCAAGTACACGTTCGTGCCCGGCCTTGGCTTCTACGACATCGGCCTGCTCCACATCCTCGGCAACACCACCAACGCCATCACGGCGGCTTGGCGTGAGTTGCTGGACTCGGGCATGTACGCCAACTTCCCCGGCTTTCTCATGGCGGACAATGGCGCCCGCCAGAATACCAATATCTTCCGCGTCCCGCCCGGCGGCGGCGCGCTGGTCAAGACCGGCGGCATGCCGATCAACCAAGCCATCATGCCCCTGCCCTACAACAACGGCGCCGCGCCCTCTCTGATGAGCCTCGTCTCCAACATGGCCGAGACCGGCATGCGGGTCGGCGGCACGTCTGAGATGCAGGTGGGCGAGGGCCGCGCCGACGCGCCGGTGGGCACGACGCTGGCCATGATCGACCAAGCCACCAAGGTTATGAACGCCGTCCACAAGCGGATGCACTCGGCGCAGGCGCAGGAGTTCCAGCTCCTCGCCCGCTGCTTCCACGAGAACCCCGAGAGCTTCTGGCAGCGCAACAAGAAGCCTGCTTACGCTTGGGACGAGGCGACGTTCCTCGCCGCGCTCGACAACTGCAATCTCGTCCCGCAGGCCGACCCGAACACGGCAAGCCACTCGCAGCGCATGATGAAGATCATGGGCCTGAAGCAACTCCAGCAGGGCAACCCGAGCCTCTACGACCCGATTGCCATCGACACCGCCGCCTTGCAGGCGATGGGCTGGAGCAACCCGTCCCAGTTCATGGTGCCGCCCTCCTCGCTCCAGAACAAGCCCCCGCCAGAGGTCCAATACGCTCAGGCGATGGTGCAGATCAAGAAGCAGGAGGCCGACGCCAAGACCGCCATGGTCGGCGTCAAGCAGCAAGAGGTTGCGGCCAAGATGCAGGAAGGCCAAGGCGTTCAGGGCGCCCAAGGCCCCACCATCGAGGACCAGATCAAGATGGCCGAGTTGCAGGCCCGTCAGCAGGAAATGCAGCTTGACCAAAAAGACTCGATGATGGACGCGATCAACCGCAAGCGCGACCGCGAGAGCCGCGAGCGTCTGGCGGCTGTCAAGCTTGCCGAGACCATCGCGACCGTGCCCGGCGCGGAGCAGGCGGTGCAGAGCCTGCTTGACCCCGGCATGATCCAGCGCCTTGAGAGCAACGAGCAGCCCCTGACGACGGAGCAGTGAGATGGATGATGCCGTAGCAAAGGCCCTCCACGCCGTCCGCCACCACTTGGCTGGCGGCGGCTTCCTGTCTGACCTGTTCTCCGGCCCCGACTACTTGTCCACGGGCAAGGAGGCGTCCTTCGCCAACATGCCGACCCAAGACGAGACCAACGCCGACTTCTTCAAAGCCGACAGGGCCCTGCGCTTGGCGCGTGAGGCGCAGGCTGCCGAGCCTGCCCGCGATATGCCACTGCCGCTCCGTCGCCCTGCGCCGGAGGTTGCGCCGCGCCAACAGATTGCCGCCGCGCCCCCCGCACCGGCCCCTGATCAAGCATTTACGCCGATCAGGGTTGAGGATCTGGCAATGCCAGCGCAGCCCCAGTTTCGCCTTACTGCCGAACCGCTTATTGGCCCCTATGACTTTGGGCAAAGAGTTGGTGGGGGTCAGTTTCGTGTAAATCCTCCGCATTTGGCGGAAACGCCGGGTTTTGGGCAAACTATATCTGATGGGCGCAAGTACGCAGATACGCGGCCTGAAGTCCCAACAAGCCAGTTGCAGAACTACACAATGCCCGAGGCGGCGCTTGTGCCTCCCGCCCCGCAGGCCGAAATCAACAACGCCGTATCTCTGGCGCAGAACCTCGCGCCTGCGCAACAGGAGCCGCTTGCTTTTGATCAGGCGCTTGTTCCTAAAATTGCAGCGGCATACGGGCCAATCGGTTCTTTCGATCAGGCGCTTATTCCTCAAGTTGCGTCTGCATATGGTCCAATTCCTGCCAACAGGCCTGATGTGCAGGCAGAAACTGACCGCGCCGTCTCGCTGGCCCGCGAGACCATCCCCAGCGCCGCCGACGCTCTCGCCGCCGTCGAGAACCTTCACAACGCTGGCGTCTACTCCGGCGAGGCGCTCGACAAGGCTGGCGAGATCCTCGCGGCCCACAACCGCGCCATGTTTGACAGCATCCCGGTCGATGAGGCCATGCGCCTGATTCGCGCTGAGGGGCCGCGCATGGTCAATCAGGGCATGCCAAAAGAAGAGCGCCCCGCCGTTCAACCCCTCGCCTACACCGCAGCGCCTGCCCCCGCGCCAGCCGCTGCGGCGATTAATCAGGCGACGGGCAAGCTGACCGCCCGTGTCCCGCAGGACGTTGAGCCGACCACATCCAACGCGCGGATTTTGGCCGCGATCCGCGCCAACGAGAGCCGCAACAACCCAAGGGCGCAGAACCCGACTTCGTCCGCTGGCGGGCTCTACCAGTTCCTCAACAGCACATGGGGCAACACTTTGCGCCGGATGGACCCCGAGCGGTTTGGCGCCTACAGCGACCGGCAGCTTCGCGGCTTGAAGACGGACCCCAATGCCGTTGACATCCAGCATGCCGCCGCAAACTATCATCTGACGAACGACATCGCCCCAAGGCTGTCAAAGGCTGGCGTTCCCCTCACACCGGGCTCCGCCTACCTGAGCTGGTTTCAAGGCCCGGGCGGCGCCGTAAGGGCGTACACCGCGCCGGATGACGCGACCGTCGCGCAGGTCTTCCCAAAGACGGTGTCAGCCAACGCCAACATGCGGTTCAACGGCAAGCCCTACGCCCAATGGACCATGAGCGATCTTCGCCAGTGGGCCGACACGGCGATGGCAAAGCGCATGGGCCGCGCCGAGGGCGGCGAAATACATGGAGACGAGCACATGAACCACGATGACATCGTCGCCCGCGCTCTGCATGCTGCGCGCCGCCATTTTGCGACTGAAGGTTATGTCGATCCGATGGGGAATGTTGCTTATGGCGACAATAATGCCCCCGTGTATCCCGGTGATGCTCTTGAAGCCCCGCAAGGTTACATGACGCCTGCTACCGCAGTTGAGTGGAAGTCAGGCGATGCGGGGCCATATGCTGTTGACGTTGAAGGCAACACGCTTCCGCTAATTAGGCAGCCGGGCGTTCTTCCTCTGTATCGCGATCCCACAATTGATAGTGTTCGCATGGCTATGCCCGGCATGCTTGATATAGCAGGAAATGTGACTGGTGCCCCTGCTGGCATTTCAGCCGTTCGGCTTGCCCGCGCAGCGATGATAGGTGAACGTCCAGTAGAAGGTATTGTCTCTGCTATGGGGGCAAAACCACCTATCACCAAATCCGCAAATCTCCCCAGCGTTCGCGATCTTCCCGTTGATGACGCGATCAAAATCGCCCGCAAAGAACAGCACCTCATCCCCACGGAGCCCGGCAACCCCAATAGCGGCTTCATTGGTGGACCTCGTGACATTGCCAACAAGCGCCAATTGAATGCCCTGCGAAAGAATTTTGACGAGTACATTGGCGCCGATCCTCGTGGCGGAGATTGGTACGACCGCTATCGCGCTTCGGTCAACGAGGTCACCGGCGGAGACCCAAGGGCCAATGCTTGGATGGCTGCGCAAGAGGGTCAATGGTCGGCTGGTGTCAGTCCGCAGAGCGAATTGGCGTTTGCCTTGAAAGAGAACAATGCCTCTATTGCTGGCATGCCGGTGAAAGCTGCGCGCCCTGCGCAGTTTGAAGCTCATAACCGTGCGATTGAGATGAAAGATCCCAGTGAGATGCAGCTTGGGAAGAAAACGGGTGAATACGCCCGTCTCATCAATCCTGATCAACTTGTCCCTCCCGGCGCCACCGGCGTGAATGATTTTCGTCATGCGCGCAATTTCAATTACACCGAAGCTGGCGGTGATGCCCAGCGCGCTGCACTGACTGGAACCCAACACTCTTTCTTAGACTATGAAACCGCACTGGCTGTTGATCGCGCCAACAAGGCTAATCTTGCCGGGCGCTCTAGCTGGACCGGCGAACAACTTCAGGCGGCCCCTTGGGTCAGGCAAAAAGCTCTCGACATCCTTGAACA